GTCCTCATAAAATATATTCAATGAAACTGCAAAAAACAGAACCAGGACAAGGGTATCATGTATGGCATTGTGAATCTGGTACTAGAGAGTCATCTAATCGTTTACTTACATGGACTGTATATCTTAATGATGACTTTGAAGCAGGTGAAACAGAGTTTCTTTATCAACAATACAGATACAAACCACAAAAAGGAGATTGTGTAATTTTCCCTGCAGCATTTACACATACACACAGAGGAAACCCTCCTATTGGTGGAGACAAATATATCATCACTGGATGGATAGAATTTTAAGGAATGTTATGCCAACACAAAGAATTAATTTTACAGAATGGTTACCTGACCAACCTAATATTATTGATGGGTTATCAGATGCCAAAAATGTTATTCCAGAAGCTGTTGGTTATGGACCTATGCCGTCTGCAGCAAACTTTTCTCAAGATGCGTCAGAAAACATTAACAATGTAGGTGCAGGCTATTACGGATCTGTTACAGAAGTCTTTGCAGGTGGATCAAGCAAATTATTTAAGTTTAACTCTACTACTACTGCATTAGATAATGTATCTAAATCTGGTGGATATTCTGGATCTACAAGATGGAAGTTTCAACAGTTTGGTAGCAGACTTCTTGCAACTAATGGCAATCAACCTGTACAAGTATGGGACATAGGATCATCTACAGCATTTGCAGATGTATCAGCAGATGCACCTGTTGCTAAATATATTACTGTAGTTAAAGATTTTGTGGTTGTAGGTAATGTAGGAACAACAGAGCCAAACAAAGTTCAATGGTCAGATTTGAATGACGAAACAGTATGGACTACTGGCGGAGCATCTCAGGCAGATTATCAATTAATTCCAGATGGCGGTAATGTCAATGCAGTCACCGGTGGAGAGTTTGGTTTAGTATTGTGTGAGCGATCAGTCACTAGAATGACATACGTTGGATCACCATTATTCTTTCAATTCGATGTAATATCAAGAAATGTAGGATGCTCTGTACCTAACTCTGTAGCACAATTTGGTAGCAATACTTTCTTCTTATCAGAAGATGGTTTTTATATGTGTAATGGAGAAACAATCACACCAATCGGTGCTGAAAAAGTAGATCGTTATTTCTACAAAAATGCAGATCCTGTTGGATTATCTAGCATGAGTGCCACATCTGATCCTATTAATAAATTAATTATTTGGGATTATCTTACTATCAACAATACTCGTGAATTGCTTATTTATAACTGGCAGACACAAAGATGGTCAAGATCAGATACCATTGCAGATTATGTATCGTCATCTGCTACACCTAACGTTACATTAGAAGGTTTAGATACTTACAGTTCATCCATAGATACATTACCTGCATCATTAGACGCTAGATTATGGGCAGGTGGTAAATACTCATTTGTAGGAACAAGTGGAGCTAAGATAGTTACATTTACAGGCAATAATAAAACTGCTGAGTTAGTGACTAATGACTTAGAATTTGGTTATAACTCTGTTGTTACATTAATTAGACCAACTGTTAATAATGGATCAGCAAATGTATCAATAGCGTCTAGACGTGAACTAGATGACAACATTACATATTCTAGCTCTGTATCAGCATCATCTGAAGGTAGATGTAGCGTAAGAAGTGCAGGTCGTTATCATAGAGTAAAACTTACACCAACAGGCAATAATTGGAGTCATGCGGTTAGTGTAGATATAGATCATCAACCACAAGGAAATAGATAATGGCTCGTGATATGTATCGCAAGCTACCACCTCCTGGTGGCACACCCAGACAAGTAGCAGAAGTAGTTAATAATCTTTTAGAAGGCAAATCTAACAACACAGGTGAATTTACACTTGATACAGGATATGCTACTACAACAACTATATATAATGAACGTATTGGTGTTAATTCTGTAATCTTATTAATGCCTGCAAGTGATGCTGCAGAAACAGACGTAGCACCTTATGGTGAATTTATTTCTACATCACAACAATTAGCACCTAGTGTTGGTAATACAGCAGTTGTTACATTTGATTCAACACATGAATCTAATGGTGTGTATTTAGATGGCTCTAATCCATCAAGAATATATGTTAGAAACAATGGAATATACAAAGTTTTATTTTCATTGCAATTAGCTAATGCTAATAATGATGCAGAGTATGCAGATGTATGGTTTAGAATTGATGGAACAGATGAAGCAGAAACAGGAAAAAGATTTGGTTTACCAGCTCGTAAATCTAGTGGTGATCCATCTCATTTAACTGGAACTACATTTCATGTGTTAGAGCTTACAGCAGGTCAATATATTGAAATAGCAGGTGCTACATCATCTACAGATATATCTTTAGAGGCATTTGCAGCATCTACATCACCATATACTAGACCAGCAATACCATCTGCAATTTGCAGTGTTCAAGCTATTGCAGCAAGTAGTTATGGTAGTATTTATATATCTTCTCAACAACAAGGACAAGCCACAGTAAGCCATTTTGCTAACGACACAGCGAACAAGACTTATAAATATGTTATAATTGGATAGTGTATATTTTACAAGGATATATCCTATGGATAAGAATTTATTTGTAGTTCCTACAAATCATATCCACCAATTTTGGCACTTAGCATCAGAACATTTACAAAAAGCAATAGATGTAAGTTCTGGTGAATTTACTATAGATCAATTAAAACAATTCGTAGCACAAGGTCAGTCAGACTTATTACTTGTGTTAGACGAAGAACATAAATGTCATTGTGCATTTACTGTTCAGTGGATTAACTATCCTAATGACAGAGTTGCTTATATCACTTATATCGGTGGTGTTACCAATAAAAAATGTTGGGAGCAATTCTGCACATGGGTAAAAAACAATGGTGGAACAAAGATACAAGGTTCTACTAAACTATATGGTATCGTCAGATTATGGCGTATCAAATGGGGTATGCAACCTAAATATACACTAATGGAGTTAAAATTATGACCTTTTTAAAAATCTTTAAAACCTTCTTTGGATTGAATCCAGATGCGTTTACCTTTTATGGTGGCGGTGGAGGTGGTGGTGGTAAATCTACACAGACTACACAACAACAACTAGATCCTACAGTTCGCCCATTCGTTGAATATGGTTTGCAAGAAGCTAAACAGTTATATCAAACACCTGGTCCTTCATATTACCCATATCAAACATATGTATCACCATCTCAACAAACACAAGCTGCATTACAAGCTGCTCAATCAAGGGCATTAGCTGGATCTCCATTAGTACCTGCAGCTCAACAACAACAATTAGCTACGATACAAGGTGGATATTTAGGCAATAACCCATATTTAGCACAAGCAATGTCAGGTGCTGCTTCAGAAGCAACACAAAGATATATGGATGCAATACAAGGAACTCGTAGCGGTGCTGCACAAGCAGGTCGTTATGGATCAGGTGCTATGTTTGAACAACAAGGCAGAGCTCAACAAAATCTTGCAAATGCACTTGCTCAAGAAGCAGGTCGTCTGATGTATACTAATTATGGTCAGGAAAGACAGGCACAGCAACAAGCAATCCAACAAGCACCTCAAATGGCTGCGGCTGATTACTTTGATATTCAACAATTACAAAACGTTGGACAAACAGCAGAGGATTACCAACAAGCTGCATTAGATGCTGATATTGCACGATACGAATATGGTGCTAACTTACCATATACTAAACTTCAATCATACTTGTCGGCAGCTTATGGAGCACCTATGGGACAAGTTACAACAGCATCATCATCAGGAGGTGGCAAATAATGTTTGGATTTTCACCATTTATAATTCCTGCAATTCTTAATGCACCACAGTTGTTTAGAGGTGATGTAGGTAATTATCTTAAAAATACAACTTTACAAGGTGGTATAAATACTGCTGTAGGTAATATTGCACCTAACTTTAATATGAATCCTGCACCATCTTATGTACCAGGATTTACTCCTCCATTAGCATCTAATATTCCAGGAAACTTAATTGGACCACAATCTGTACAGCAAGGATTATTATCTAATGCAGGTTCAGCAGCAAGTATTGGTCCTAACTTTGGTACAGCTAATCCATTAAATACAACATCAAGAAGTATGATGGAAACATTAGCACAAACATCACCTCAAAATGCAATGACATACAATCCACAATCTGTGGTTGACCAAAATCTTTTTGGTACTGAAAGAATAGGTCCTAACCTAAGTGGTGATATAGCAAGACAAAATGAAATGACTTATGGTCCACTTACCCAATCTCAAAATGTTGTTCCGGACATGGGCAAAGTAGTACCTCCTGAAACCAGAGATTTAGCAACTGCAGGTGGTTATGAAGAAGAAAGTATGTTTAATAAAGCATTTAAAAATCTTAAAAAATATGCAGAAGAAAAACCATTAGAAGCAGGAATGTTAGGTTTAACTGCAGGCGGTGCAATATATGAAGGTTTAAAAGAACCTGAAAGACCTCCAATGCAACCAACACTAGGACCTAAATTAGGTGGTGGTAGTCAGGTTAATGTTGGAACACCATTACAAGTTGCAAGATCAACACCAAGAAAAAGAAGGGCATAAATATGGGACTATTAGATCCACTTAATCCATTATCAGGATTATCAGGGATACCAGGAGTATCTGAGTTACCTGGAGCAGAATCATACGTTACTACACAAGGAGTAACTGGTGGTTTAACTAATTTAGCAGATGCTCTTGCAAAGCAACAAAACCCTGCGTTAGCTATTGGTAGAACTGGTCTTGGATTTATTAGCGGCAGACAACAAGGTATGACTGATCTTGCGAATATGCAAAAGCTACGTCAAGACATATTAAAAAGTGGTTTAGATATTCAGCAAAGTCAATACAACCTAATGAAAGCACCATTAGATATTCAGAAACTTGGACTAGATATATCTGAAAAAGAATTAGATGTGTCAAAAAAACAAGTATCTAATAATGCTATATTACAATTATTGCAATCATTACCTAAGGAAGAATTAGCATTAGCGGCAAGTAATACTGACAAATGGTTAGATAATTACTATAAACGTACTGCACCAACTACTGATGTTCTTGAATATGAATATGCACTAAATCAATATAAATCAGGAATTGGAGAAAACCCAGGTTCATTTGGTGATTGGTATAGAAACATGATTAAACTCAAAACACCAACTACAAATGTTAATCTTCCATCTGAAAGTGAAAGAACCGCAGGATTCTTAACGTCAAGAGTACAAAACGCATTGAATCAAATTAATGCAGTTGTTACACAAAAACCAGGATCAGCAGCACCTGCGTTTGGAGCAGAAGCAGTTAAGTTCTTAACAGGTTCTGATTACTTAACTCGATTAACTAATCCAGTTGAAAGAGAAAGAATTGAAACTGCACAATATGATTTACTTGATGCTGCATTAACATTAGGTACTGGTGCTGCATATACTCAAGAGCAGATTGAAGCATATAGAAAATCTTATTTCCCACAACTAGGTGATAAACCTGCTGTTATTAAAGATAAAGCGGCACGACTAGAATCATTACTAAGAGCAGCTAAAATTAAAGCAGGTAGAGCAGCACCTGGGGATGTTGGATTGCCTGAAGGTGTAACTGTTAGAAAAGTAACAAAATAACTAAGGATCAATATGGGCGAAACATATATAGTAACTATTGATGGACAAGATTATGAAGTTCAATCTACCAAACCATTAACAGATCAACAAGCATATGATGCAGCTTTACAGCAATTTGGCATGGGAGAAACATTTGCATCTGGACTACCTGTAAAAGAACCAACACCTGCAGAACCACAAGCTAAAGTTCCATACTCACCAACAAAAGAATTGTTAAGAAGTACAGCAACAGGACCATTTCTTGGTTTTGCTGATGAGTTAGAAGCTGCTGTAAGAACTGGTGCTATTAGTGGACCTGAATATGAAACATTAAGAAATAGACTAAGAGCACAACAAGAGCAATTTGGTAAAGATTATCCTTTAGCATCTCTTGGTTCTCAAATATCAGGTTCTGCATTATTACCTATTGGTGCTATGACATTAGGAAAAAATGTTCCTAGTGTTTTAACTGCTACAGGAGGTGGTGCTGTATTAGGTGGTGTTCAAGGTGCAGGTTACTCTACAGATCCTGATAGATTAGCAAGCGATATTGCTGGCGGTGCATTAATGGGTGGTGCAGGTGGTGGTGCTATTGGAACTTTAGGAGCATTAACAGCACCTAAAGTGCAACCTGGTGCTAGATTGCTACAAAAAGAAGGTGTGCCATTAACACCTGGAGAAGCGTTTGGCGGTGGTTTACAAACAGCAGAACAAAGAGTACAAAGTATTCCATTAATAGGTGATTTAGTTGGTGGTGCTAGACGTTCATCATTAGAATCATTTAATAAAGCTGTGTTTAATAGAGCATTAAATAAACTAGATGAAAAAATTAAAGTGCCACAAAATATTAGCACTAAAGAAGCAGCAGATTTTACTTATGGTATTTTATCTAGAAAATATGATGAAATATATCCACAAGTAAGTGTGACTTTAAACAAAAGATTTACACAACAATTAGATGCTATTAAGAATAAATATAGTAAAGGTAAAATTGGCGAATCTAACTACAATCAATTATCAAATAGAATTGATGAAATTAAAGCTAGATTCGGTGAAGGTCCTATTACTGGTCAACGTATTAAAGCATTAAAACAAGAATTATCTGCAGATGCCTCTAATTATCAAAAATTATCAGGAGATCAAAACTTATTAGCAGAACCATTTATGGATCTTGAAAATAGTTTTATGAAATCTGTTAGAGTACAAAACCCTAAATTTGCATCTCAGCTTAAAAAAGTAGATGAAGCATATGCTAACTACAAAATAGGTGAAGCTGCAGCATCATCTGCTAGAGGTGCTGAAGGTGTATTTACACCTGCACAATTAGAAATGGCAGTTAAAAGATCAGATACATCTGTAGGTAAAAATAGATTTGCTAGAGGTAAAGCAACAATGCAAGATTTATCTTCTGCAGGATATGATGTATTAGGTACAAAAGTTCCTGATTCAGGAACAGCAGGTAGAGGCATTATGGCATTATTATTAGGCGGTGGTGCAGCAAGCATTAATCCTAAGTTTGGATTACCTGCAGTTGGTGGATCTTTATTATATACAAAACCAGGAATGAAGTATGCAACACCATTACTTTATAAAGAAAGACCTGCAGTTGTACAAAAAGTAGGAGAAGCTGTAAGACGTGGTGCTCCATTCTCAAGTCCATTAATCAATCAGTTTGTACCTGGTGGTTTATTAAGACCTGAGGAAAATCAATGATATGGCACAAGCTAACCTTACCTCCAATAAATTTATACACAGTACCGAAGAAAGGAACGGAATGGAAATGGATCACACAGAAGCACGACTGAACACTCATGAAGCTATATGTAAAGAACGATATGAGTCAATCTGTGCGAGACTAACAAGACTTGAAAGAATCATGATCGGCATGACCGGTGGTATTCTTTTTATCCTAATCCACATTGCTCTTAAGATGTCATGAGAGAGCAAGCATTAATTGTATCTGTAATACTTGTAATACTATTCTGGGCTGTTTATGCTTTTTCTGCGGATACTACTATTAAGTATTCTGGCATGCCCGTTCCATCTGCGATGTCTCCTTCTATTAGTGCTTTCAGTAATGATATGTGTAAATCTGGAGTTAGCGGTGGAGCTAATACAGGGGTTATCTCAATATCTGGTGGAGCTACTGTAACAGACGAAAACTGTGAACGAATAAAACTATCTAAAGTATTAAATGACTTAGGTTTAAAGGTTGCAGCAGTTGGCGTTTTATGTCAAGATGAGAGAGTATTTGAGGCTATGCTACAGGCAGGATCAGCTTGTCCTATTAATGGTGCAGTAGGTGATGCAGCATTAAGAGCATGGTATGAACTTAAACCTGATGTGTTTGCGAGGTTGTATGGCAAGAATTGGACTCCTCCTACTGTCACTTAT